GGCTTGACCGAGCTGCCGCAGCATCCGCAGATCCTAGGATCCAAACGCCTCTCGTGGATCTTCCGGTCGAGGCGAGCTATGGCCATCGCTTGCTCGAGGCTTTCACGGTCGTAGTAGGGGATGCGCTTCCTCGTTATGACCGACCAGAGGCTTCGAGGAACTGCCACGAGATTGCCAGGGTCGAAGTTGCGCTTGTCGCCATCAGCGAACACGATCATCGTCGAAGGAGGGACGTGCTTACCGTTCGCTTCTTCCCAGATGATGTGATGCTTCATGCGGAAGTTGTCGTTGCGCTCTTTCTGCGTTGGCCTGTTGGCGATCTTCACCTCTACATAGCCGTCCTTGGTAACTCGTTCGTAGCCGATTGGCTTGTCCTTTGCGTTATGCGGCATATTGCCAGGCTTGTAGCAGGTTGAGAGCATCCTCTGCCGCTTGTCTTCGCTAATCCCTTGCTCTTCCCAGGTTTTTCCTTTGTTGGCTGGCACATGGCCACGCTCGAACCGACCGCCGATGGTGCCTGACTTCACACCGAGCTTCGTCTTCAGGTTCTGGATCTTCGACTTGGTCAGCTTGATCCCGAAAGCGTCATAGAACGCTGCTGTAATCTCTTTCGCCGTATGCCCCGGAATGAAGTTTCGCAAGAAATCCTTCATTTCATCGGTGTACTTCATGATCCACCTCCGAGCATCTTCGGCAGCTGCATGTTCGCATCGAGCTTCTCATCGTTGAACTTCATCGCCGATAGCACCGTCTTCGCATTGTCGATAACGGTCTTGCCGACCTCTGAGATAGCTTTCGATCGCTCGATCTCCTGCTGAAGCTCCTCACCTGAAAGGTTCTCATCGTTCAATCGCTCCAGTGCCATGAAGAGATGATCGTTCAAATCGTTCATCGTGTTCTTCGTCATCGCCTACACCTCCCTAAGCTCGACGTAGATGCCAGGACGCTCGTCGTAGCACTTCGTCGTATGGTTGATCGCTATCTGCTGATCTCCGGTCTCGAAGAAGCCCAAGCGCTCCAACACGTCGAAGATCGTCTTCTCTAAGTTGTCGTTATCTGGCTTCGTGACCTTGAGTCCCTTCGGATGCTTCGCGTCTGCCAGATAGCAGATGCACATCGAGATCTCGCACGCACCATGGAAGGGTTCTTCTGGACGATGAGGTGCCATGTGGGCTTCTAGTTTCGCTTCGATCTCTTTGAGAGCCGTGCTCTTGCGGATGAACGCTTTGCCGGTCTTTCGATTGATCGCAGGCTCCAGATCGTTGTGCGTCGTCGTTGGTGGCTTGAGAGCGCTGAAGAAGCGCAGTCGTCGTTTATCACTCGCCATCGTTTGCAACCTCCTGGATTTTGAACTTCTCAGAGGTGTTGAGCTCGTGAGTCCATGGTTCGTCTCCTGCATCGGTATTCATCGCGATGCATGCAATGCTGCAGATCCAGTGATCATCGTTTTCGCTCACCATCGCTAGAGCGCATGATTCCGAACATCCTTTTCCAGTGAACGGGCAAAAGTTCGAAGGTTTGTTATTCATATCGATCTCCTAGGTTTTAGGTTTCATTTTGTCTCGCGCGGATTACCTATCTCGGGGGTGTGGGTGCAAGCTAAGCAATCACGCGCTAAGGTAAGGCGCGGTTTATCCGCCTTACCGTGCTTGCACTTACACCCCTAGGTAGGGGGGTACTTCCCCTTTATTACGTAAGTAATAAAGGCGCACCCCCTTTTTTCACACCCCGTGCAGGGGGTGCAAAGTTTGCAAATATCATTTTTTGCACGGGGTGTGAAAAATAAGGTTTGCACCCTATGCACCCCCTTTGTTTTCAGTCTCGAAATCAGCCGTTAATTCGCCGAGTTCTTGGTCGATCAAAAAACCGCTTTCTTTGTTATTCGGGTCAACGACTATCGGACACCAGGGGGATTTTGACGGGTTCGTCCAGTTGCGAACTTGCGCCTCTGATACCTCTTTGCCATCTATTTCACCCAGGCGCTCATGCACGTTCTTGCGCGTTATTTCAACGCCATCGAGCTGACATTGCGTCATAGCCGCGCGAAGCGCTTTGATCCTCTTCTCGCGGTTCGATTCGGTCTTGCGCGCTTGCCCTTCAGCACGGCGCTTCTTCTTCGCAACTTCTGTGTCTGTATCGATGTCCGCAAGGATCCCGATCGTGTCCACAGAATGCATCGGATAGTCGAACCAAACATTGACCGGTTCGAACTTAGGGAACTCGCGCAAAGTACCCTCGATGCGCCACGCAGAGCGCTCACGTGCTCTCTTCTTCGCATCATCGATGCGGATCCTAAGCCATGAGTAGTAGTCGGGCTTCAGGTTCTTCCTGCACCACGCAAATAGCTTGTTTCCGACCAGCTGATCGTCCTCTGGGCATCTGTCGCGCCAGTCTTGGCCATTCTGCAGGTTGTCGAGGAACAGCGTGCACTCATTGCGCATGAACAGATCCACTTGCTGCTCTTTGATCTCGTCGGTGAGCTCAAGCTCGATCAGGTCCAGGAGCGCGTCGGGGTCGCGCGCGAACACGCCAGATCCCGATGCTCTGTCCATCGAGCGCTTCGAGCCTTGGTTGCCCTTGCTGTGATGATGGCAGTAGATCACAGCGCACCCAAGCTCCGTGCATACACGGTCGAACTGGTTACAGAACGCTGCCATCTGATCTGCGCTGTTCTCGTCGCCCGTGATTACCTTGTAGATAGGATCGATGACCACTGCTATAGGGCGGGTCTTGAGCGCGCGTCTGATGAGTCCAGGAGCGAGCTTATCCATCGGCTTCGATTTTCCACGCAAGTTCCAGATGTCGATGTTCTTGATGTTGTTCGGGCTTAGCCCTTGTGCTGCGTAGGCATCGCGGAATCGATGCAAGCAGCTCGCGCGGTCAAGCTCCAAGTTCACGTAGAGCACGCGTCCCTGGGTGCACTTCCATCCGAGCCACGGCTTGCCCTCTGCGATCGCGATGCACAGCTCGATGAGCGCGAATGACTTGCCAGCCTTAGAGGGACCAGCGAGCAGCATCTTGTGCCCTTGCCTGAGGACTCCATCGATGAGCGGGTCTGCGAGCTCTGGCATGTTCTCCCAGGCATCCGCTAAGCTCTCAGGCTCTGGCAGATCGTCGTTGGTCTCATCGAACCATTCGAGCCATGCGTTCCAGTTCTCCTTGCCGATGTTCGTAGCGATCAAGAACTGCTTGTTCTCACCGCGCCAAACGCCGGGCATGCGCGATAGGCGAGAGGGATTCTTGTTCTGCGTGTCGACCTTGAGGCCGTTCTTCGCGCAGGTCGAGTACAGGAAATCGACGCGCTTTCGATACTCGTCGTAGTCCTTCGCATCGATCTTGACAACCGCATGTATTGACTTGTTTCCGGAATGAACGAGCGCTGCGACAGGCAGTTCCAGGGCTTCGATGATGGCTTTCTGCTTCTCGATCTCAACGCTATCGGACTCGACGAGCGCGTATCTGAATTCCGCAACGTTGTCGTTCCTGACACCTTGACCATCGAGCGGGTTAAAGCGGATCCATGCGCCTGCAAGAGGCTCGTATTTGCCCAGACAAGCGTCGAGTTCATCCTTGTACTTGGTAAGCCCTTCGATCAGCTCTCCTGCGGTCCTGCGGTAGTTACCGCGCCGGCTAGGCTTCCATCGGCCGTCCTCATCGAGCCAGGATTCGGTGACGTAGCCAACATACTCGCTTGGCTCGAATAGCGTCTGCAGGTATTCGATGATCTCCTTGTAGCCGTGCCATTCGCCTTCCGGGACTTCGATCTCCGATGATTCGACCCACGAAGGGTCGACGATCTGACCCTCTGGCCTGTTATCGGAGTATTCATCGTCCCAGCCGAGCGCGCATCCTGGATCATAGGTTGGTACCCAGCCATGGGAACGTGCGAGCTCGACGATCGAGCCAGCCGTCACAGGAGTTTGGTCACTATGGCCAAAGCTCGACCATTTACGCTCGCACTCACCAGCGTGATAACGCGCTGCGTCATTGCGTGACCAATCGTCCCAGACTTGCACGTCGTATCCTTGCTCATGCAGTCCCATGCCCACTTGAACCCATTCATCGTACGAACAGGCAGCAGGATCTATCGCATCGAGGACCTCATCCATGTTGTAGTAGCTATCCTCGATCATGCTGCACCTCCTGGAACGTAGGTCGCAGGATCGATGCCACGAGGCGTTCTCCAACCATTGGAAGCGATACGGGTTATGAGCTTGGATGCGTCATCCTTGTTCCATTCGCCCACATGCTGGAAGCCACGGGATTCGAGCTGACGGATCTGCCTAGGGGTCGTGAGGCCTTCCTTGCGGCGCTTCTGCAGGCGGTCGATCAGAAGCGATGCCTTGCCGGAGCACTCGACCGCAGAGCTGTCGATGCCGGCTTCATCCAAGTACTTCGCCTGCTTCTCGCTCATCGGCGCCATCTCGTATGCGAAGGACGGCATGTAGTTCGCAAGATCCTGATCCTGGATCGAAAGTTCGAACTGCAGAGGATCCACGTTCTTGCGCTTGCGCTTCTTCAGCGCATCGAGCTGCTTCGCAAGAGACTCCTCGCGTTGCGCGAGCACGTCTTGCTCTGCGTGCGCTTCGACATCTTCGAGATCGAGCGGCGCCGGAGCATCCTCGATGATCTTGGTCATGGCATGCGCAACGTCCACGTCAGCTGCTATCAGATGCGCTGGGCGGCACAGCTCATGGCGCTCTACATGCCACAAGAAGTCGAGCAAGAGCAAGTGATCCTTGCCCGTCTCGGGCGAGAGACGAGTGCCGCGCCCTACCATCTGGCAGTAGAGTGAGCGCACCTTAGTGGGGCGAAGCACGATGATGCAGTCAACGCTGGGGCAGTCCCAACCCTCGGTGAGCAACATCGAATTGCAGAGCACGTTATAGCGATCATCCTCGAAGTCTTGGAGCACCTCTGCTCTGTCCTTCGAGTTGCCGTTCACCTCAGCTGCCCTGAATCCATGGTGGACCAGGATATCGCGGAACTTCTGCGAGGTGTCGATAAGAGGCAGGAACACCACGGTCTTTCGATCGAGGCACCCTGCAGCTACCATCTCCTCAGCGATCTGCTCGAGATAAGGATCGAGAACGCTTCCAATATCCGACGCCTTGAAGTCACCTGACGATATGGCCACGCTCGATAGGTCGAGCTTGATGGGGATCGTCTGCGCCTTGATGGGGCAGAGATAGCCCTCTTTGATCGCCTTGGGGAGCGTGTATTCATACGCCAGGGAATCGAAGTACTCACCGAGGTTCCTACGATCGCCGCGATCAGGCGTTGCGGTGACGCCGAGCACCTTGGCGCCCTTGAAGTGACGCAGCACCGTCTGGTAGCTATCCGAGAGCGCATGATGCGCTTCATCAACCACGATGGTATCGAAATGGTCTGGTGTGAATTGATCAAGTCTCTTCTGGCGCATGAGCGTTTGTACGGATCCTACCGTTACTCGCTCGAAGCCATAGAGGCTCGTTTGCTCTGCCTTCTCTACGGAACAGCCGAGTCCTGTCGCGCTCATGAGCTTGTCCGCTGCTTGCTCCAAAAGCTCACCGCGATGAGCCAGGATGAGCACGCGACCGCCTTGCATGACCACATCCTTAGCGACCATCGAGAACACGATCGTCTTGCCGCAGCCCGTAGGCAGGACGAGGAGCGTTCGATCGCGCCCCTCGTCCCATTCGCGCTCTATGGCCATGCGCGCTTCTTGTTGGTATGGTCTCAGCTCCATCGCTCTAATCCATCGAGTAGGGGTTCTGGCACTGCTGAGGCTGCGCAGGCATCGGCATCTGCGTCTGCTGTGCCTGCGGAGCTGCTACGGGCTGCGCTGCAGGTTGCTGTGCTGGTGCTGGTTGCGCTGTTGGTTGGGCGGTCTGTTGGTAGGATGCGAGCGCTTTGTCCCAGTCCTTCGGATCGACGTACTCATCGATGTCGTTCGTGGTTCGGTCATCGCCATTCTTCGTTACATAGCTACGATTCTTGATCTTGACCCAGCCTTGCTTGCCGATCACTTCATTCCAGTGGGGTTTCATGATGAGCTTATCCGGATCTGCTGCGCTGGGTTCTTTTCGGAAGCCAATAGCTTCGAAGAAGCGATTGATTCGCCATGCACCGCCTAAGTAGAGCAGGATCGAATCGAATACGCTCGTCTCGCGCCCATCAGCCAGTTGGACCTTTAGCGTGAGCGATGCGCGGGGGCAAGGGGGAACCTTCTCTGAGCCTTCGTAAAACTCTTTCTCGAGCTTGTCGACCGTGAAGGGGTAGTAGCCAGGATCGAGAAGGGTGAAGCCAGATCCGTTGTCCTCGTATTCGGAATCCCAGTCGAGAGCGGTGTTGTCGGTAGTTGCCATTGCGTTTGTCCTTTCTGTTGTTAGTTGCCGAACGGTACGGGTTGGTTGTTGTAGTATTCGCGGATCTTGGAGACGCACAGAGGCCACTGCGCTTCGATGCCGCGCTTCACGTAATCGGGGTCATAGTTCGCAGGGTCCATCTCGGCGGGCATGAAATGATTGATCTCGCTCGAGAGGATGCGAATATCTTCGAGGGTGATGTTGTCCTGCTTCATGAGAGCAAGCACGCCATTCCAGCATTCCGGGAGCGCAGGAGCTTCTGTCTGAGGGCTAACCGGCACGCTTACCGGCGGGGGAGCAGGAATAGCTGTTTGCGCAGGTTGTGGAACGCTTTGCTGAATAGGTTGCGGAGTAATTGCGGAGCTTTGCTGAGTAGATGCTGCAGTCGTGATGAACGGCTCGATGACCTTGAAATCGAACTCAAGCTCACCAGAAAGGCCGTAGCGGTTCTTAGCGTCCCAGCAGGGGTGGTGCTCCGCATACATGACACGCTTACCGCCACGAGCTTTACCCTTCTTCTGGTTCATGCCAGCATCGACATTCTCGACGATGATCTTGTAGTTAGCGAAGAGCAGTACGTCTGCCCATTCTTTAACCAGTGGAGCGGTCTTGCGTTGAAGCTTCAGCTCCCACCGATCATAGCTCGATGCTTCATCAGGACGGTCGAAGCGACGAGTAATCGCATGAGCGGTGAAGACTACATTGATGCCGATCTCGACTAGATCAGAGAGCTTGTTCAGGAGCTTTCCGAACTCTTCTTTGATGGCTGTATATCCTGCGCCATATCCGGGAGTCTCGATCGAGTCCCACTTGTTCTTGATGCAGAGATGGTTGATACAGAGCATCTCTGCCCAGTCTGCAGTGTCGAGAACGAGCGTTGCGCAAGGGCGCTCAACCTTCACAGCTTCGATGATGCCTAGCAACTCGTTCCAAGACTTGGGTGCTGGATCGATACGAGCCACATTGAGCTGGTTCGTGCCGCCCTCGGTGTCGACGTAGAGTGGGTCAGGGAACTGAGAAGCGAACGTGGTCTTGCCGATGCCCTCAGGGCCATAGATCACGACCTTCTGCGCTTTAAGGATCTTTCCGCGGATGATGTTGAGAGCCATTATTCATCACCGCTTTTCTTGGTCTTGGTGACGGTAAGGCGAGGCTCCTGGGTCGTAGTCTTCATATACGCCTTATATTCCGCAGGATGTGCGAGCTTGAACGAGCTGGCGTCGAATTCGTTTCGAATGATAGGCATGCTGACTTTTACTTTGAAACCGTTGGGAAGGATCTTCTCGCTAGCCATTCCCATATAGTCTTTGATCTGCTTTGCACGCGCTTTTTTGCGTTCTTCAGCAGTATCTGCCCACTTCTTATTTTCGAGATATTCAGCGACTGCCACTTCAAGCTCTGCGTCATCCTGGATCGCAGGATAGGTGATCACATCTGCCATGGGTTTACCTCCTCATTAGGCTGTTCAGTTGTTGGTTGTGGGGTAGGGGTAGGAGCGGCTTGTGCGCTCGAATAGCCATCCTCGATGACGATCGAGCATTCATCGCCGGTCGAGACGCGCGTGCCGATGATCTGTAGATCCTGGGACTCTGCCCATGCTCCGAACTCTTGGAGCGTCTGCGGGTCGAACTGCTCGAGCTTATCCACGAGCACGAAGCCGCATTCGGGTTTCAAAGCGCGAACGATAGCAGTTGCCACACGAAGCTGGTCGGAACCTGACATGCAGTCCCAGGCGTTACCGTTATAGATAAGCTCGCCCATCTTGACCGTAAGGCCATCAAGGGGAAACTTCGCATCTGCAAGGAGTTTCATCTTGTCGGATCTGATGCCCTCAATCTCACGTGTGAGATCCTCATACTGCTCTTTGAGCTCGTCGGCATCCTTCATGGCCATAGCGCGAGCAGCGTTCGTGCGAACCTTCGCGTTCGTTTCATCGATCGCAGCGATGGATGCTTCGATCTCAGACGTGGATTCGTCTTGCAATGCAGCAGCGCTCTTCTTCGCTGTTGCTAATTCTTCGTGGAGCTTTTCGATATCTGCGTTCTTCTGAGAGAGCTGTTCTCCTAGCTCCGAGATACGATCGGCAAGTGCTTGAGCATCGTGTTCTGTGTTGGCCAGCGCAGCTTCGATATCGTTCACACGCTCGCGCTTACGCTGGTTCTCTCCATTACGAGCCAGGATCTCTTGCTGCTGTTGGATGAGTTCAGCTGCGCTCACAGGCGTGTCAGGTGCGTCGGGGTAGAACTCCATCTCTTCGGCAGCACCACGCTTCTGGCGCTCCATCTGACCGATACTCGTGCGCTGATTGAAGAGCTTCTCTTCTTTGGCTTCAAGCTCGAAGAGGTAATCACCTACGCCGATGATTTGCAGGAGCGTCTTTGCTTTCTCAGAAGATGACGACTCCATGAACTTCGGAAGATCGAGCGCGAGCGCTTCGATGAACTGGTCGAGGAGATTCTGTCCTGACTTATTGCCAGCAGGATCGATGACTTTGAGCGCTGAGGTCTTACCCTTGCGCTCCACGATGAGACCATTCGTGAGCTCGACATGGAGGTAAGGATCCGTTACGGACCCTTCACGGTGGGGCTGACTGGGCTTCTTCCTGTTGCCGCCCAAAGCCCAGGAGATGGCATCGAGAACGCTCGTCTTGCCCTGGCCGTTACGGCCACCTACGATTGTGAGGCCGCTTTGTGCGGGTTCGAGCTTCACCGCTTTTACGCGTTTGACGTTCTCAAGCTCGAGACTGTTTATTTTCACTGATTCAGTCATGTGTTTCCTTTCTTAGTCGTATGGATACGGGTTGGGTTTGCGTATGTTCTTTGGGCGGAATGGCTCCTTGTTCTCCAAGAAGACGCGCCCTTTGCGGCGAAAGCGCCTGATCTCGATATCGCAGTCCAGGTAGAAGTACTCGGTCTGGAATGCGCTCATGAGCTTGCTCACATTCGCGATCTCGTCCTCGCAGACAACGGGGAAGTCAGTGACTTCAACGATGTCTCCCACTTTGGTGGTTTTGACGAACTCCTTCAGCGTTTCCCGCGCGAAGATGCGCATTTTGCTTAGGGGTCTGTTCCCGATGTTTGGCACTTCGCTTCGGTCGATCTTGGTTAGCATGATGGCTCCTCTCTTACACGTCCTATAAGAACCTTCTCATACTTTATATAGCACGTCAATATAGAGCGTATGACAAGAGCAAAAACAAAAGTACCTGGTCTTGGTAAGCGCATTCGCGAAGCACGTATGGCTGCTGGTTTAACCCAGCAGAAAAGTGCAGATGCGCTTAATATGACCGTTCGGGCGTACCAAAAGTACGAGGGGGGAGATGTTGAACCTCCTCTGCAATCACTTGTGGCTCTTGCTATCGAGTTCAACGTGACTACCGACTATCTGCTTGGTCTGTCTGACGAAGCATCCTCTGATGAATAGAGAACAGATCCTCTAGGTCATCCCATAGACGAATGTTGCCAGTCCTATCGCCAGATTCGATTTTTTGGTAGTACCTCACGCCAATGTCGAGATAGTCAGCTACCTGCTGTTGGGTCATGCCCTTGTCGAGACGGGCTTGTTTAAGATTGGTGCGCATCATTCCTCCTTTCATCTGGGGTTTTTGAGAATTCCCCACTCATTTCGACTACTTTTTTTCTGATTCACAAAACCTACATATTCTTACGGGGGCTGATTCCGAGATCCTCGCGGATGTGACGAAGCCTCGACCGCGCTGCGTTGTACCTTCTGGTCTCATAAGCGAGTTCAAGGATCTCCTCACGAACAAGGAACCCCTTATCCGCTCTGATCTGCTTGATGATGCTGAGCTTTTCAGCGAGGTCTTCTCGCTTCGACCCTCGGAACGGTTCGTTCTTGAGGTAGTTCTCGCGCTTCTCCCTATTGAGCTGCTCTATGAGCTTCCTAGACTCTTTCTCGGTCCTCTCGGTGCTCTCGCGCAAATTGCATATCCGGCATTTGCCTTTACGATCAACGATGGTCCTCAAGGAGTTGCATGAAGTGCACCAGCTAAGAGAGATCTCATTCCTGCGGATCCGATCTGCTTTTCGGTATACCGATTTCTCCGATCGTTTGAGCCTCTTCGCTATCTCTTTCACAGGCTTCTTGCCAAGATTCAGATAGAGATAGTTAAGATCAGCGTTCGACCAACTTCGCTGACGCGCTCCTTTTCGAGTCATAAGACCTTCCTCACGAACCAACCCAAGTGCTACGAGAGCCAGAGCGATGCTACAGAGGGTGAGCGTCCACGCTATTGACATGGCAGCCACCCTTTGTGGTATGCTCTGACTTGGTTTTGAGCGGAGGCTCCTCGTCCTTTATGGATCAGGAGCTTCTTCTTTTTTGCGAACACTATGCAACTCCTTTGGATTGATCCGCCATGATCCGCCTCTGCCTGCAGGCTGGATGGCATCGAGCCGCCCTTTCCTGCACCAACGGGTGATCGCTTGATTCGTGTACCCTGTTGCAGTTGCGTACTCCTGAACGGTGAGATACTTGGTCATCGTTCTTTCACCTCCTTTTCGTGTCTCATGAATGCCCCTTGTGGCGGTGTCTCCTAAGGTCTTGAGACCCACTCGATATGCGCCTTTGCGAATCCGACACAGTAGCTTTTTTCTCGGGTTTATTGCCGCAAAGGCAGGGGATGAATCCGGGGATCTGTCGATGGCGAAAAGTTGAGAAGTGTTACCGGCAGAAGGGTGGAGACACCACCGCGAGAGGCATTCGATCGTTCGGCTTAGAGACCTAGCGTTTGATGACTGGCTCTCGATAGATGCTGCGGCGATTGCGCTTCTGCTTACGCAGTTGGTACCCAGTACCACGCTCGATGCTCTCCTTGATGGTGAGCACTTGCCACAGAGTGAATACGTTCAGGACGAGCAGCCCTGCGAGGATCCCGAGCTCCATTACTCGACCCCCACGAACTTGCGCTCACGGAAGAACCCATCGGTCCAGCGAGAGAGCATGCGCTTAGCGCTTGCGAGGTTCTTGCACTTGCGTTCGATGGCTTTGAAGCCGTTGAACATGCGCAACGTCGCACTGCCGTCGATGTTCTCGCAGATGCTGGCGTTACCGCCATTTCCGCAGATGAAGTAGTGATGTTTCATTTCGTTCCTTTCATATCTTACCCAGCTCCTATGCTGGGAATTGGAAGCGACACCTGGTTTTAAATGGGGCAGATGAAGCAGACCGAAGAACATATCGACATAGAGAGCGAGAGCCTTGGCCGTCCATCCAGAGTTCCGCTATTCACCAAGCGCGATGTTGGTATCGGCATCTTTTGGATCATCGCTGGGAAGCTCTTTGATCTGTTTTGTGATAACTTTTTCGAGATAGTCGAGTTCTTTCGTGACATTGTTGTCATGGCGATAAATCATTAGGCCTATCAGCACAAACCCAGCAAGGGTAATTCCGATTTCCACTCACTCTCCCTTCTTCCTTGTCCTTGAATCGAGAATCTCAACCACGTAATTCAGGAGAGATCGACTTGATCTGTTATCGCTTTTAAGTTGCCAGACCTTGTCTTCAAGCTGCTCGATCTTCTTTTCTTGCTTGATGAGTAAAGATTCGAACATGCAAATGAATGACCAAATGAAGAAGATTGAAGCATCGTAGGACTCGAAAGGTTCATACGATCCTGTTGCCAATCGCCATACGAAGATGGCTAATCCAGTAGCGAAACTTAAGCAAGCGAGAATCTTGAATGCTATGCTGGTCGCTTTCATTCACCGTTCCTTCCTGGTTTCGGTTCTTCCAAACTAATAATTCAGCTTTCGAATTACCTACTCCTGCAAGACTTCAGAGATAGGGATTTCGTAGAAATCGCAGATCTTCTGAACAGTTTTCAGTGTTGGATTCCCCTCGCCGTTTTCAACGCTTGCCAAAGTTTGTTCTGACATGTCTATCTGCCGAGACGCGGCTCGAATACTCATGCCCCTGTCTTCCCTTGCTTTGCGAAAAATACATCCTTTCAACCTGTACCACCTCCTAACAGGTAACTGAAATTCGGATAGGTAAAGGTTAATTGAATTTCGGGTTCTAGTCAATAACAGAAATGGCAAATATAATTAGGATTCAGTTAGACGAATTGAATAAGGGTTAGATATGCTATATGAATTGAAGAATATACGTACCAAAAATGGCTTATCTCGTAAGGAAGCGGCTGAAAAGCTCAATACTCCATTCAACACTTACAGAAACTGGGAGCAATGCTTGAATATGCCCCAAGATAAGACGATGCTGAAAAAGATTGCAGATCTCTTTGGGGTATCTATCGAGGCCTTGTTCGGATATGACCTTATTGAGCCTGGGGGATTTGCTGAGATCTACGATGATCCGGACTCTAAGTTCATATCTGTACCTCTTGTTGCAAGCGTCGCTGCTGGTCCTCCCCAATATCCAGACGAAGCAGAACGAGAAATACCCATCCCTTATGAAGTAATGAAAAGACATAGAAAGGCGTATTTGGCAAAAGTTGATGGAACCAGCATGGACAGGGTTTTGCCGAACGGCTCTTACGCATTGATAGACCCAGAAGACAAAGAAGTTGTTAACGGGAAGATCTATGCCGTAAGAATCAATGGTGAGCTAGCGACGATCAAGAGAGTTAGGAGGTTAGAGCATGGGGTAGTGCTTGAACCAGATAGTGCTACGGATCCATCGCATGAGCCTCTTGTTTTGAAGGAAAGCAATGAGAAATATGAAGATCTCGCTATCGATGGACGGGTTGTTTGGTACATGCTGAACCTCGATGAGGATTTCGATGCGTGATCATCTGGAATCAAGCAAGGCGCTTGATGGATTAGGGGGAAGGGTGTTTTACTGCCTGCTAGAAAGACCGATAGTCAAAGACTTCACTGATGCATCGAGAGCTTTTTGTGCTTCTTCTTTTGGAGCAAGCACAACAAGCGGGGCGTATCCAGCAATCTCTGCTCGATCGCATAGCTCGTTGAAAGTGGGATCACAGGGGAATCGCCAGTCTAGGCCAAGTGCTTCGTATTGCTCGAACGCAAAGCCAACAAGATCGTGGCGCGGTATGTTTTCAGATTCGTTCATGAGCAAATAATACGGAAGGTGTCACGTGGATTTTGAGCCATTGGAAGAGGAACTGGAAGAGTATCTGACTGAGCTTGCAGACAAGGCTCAAGATGGAGTGCTTAATACTTCCGGGAAGACTCCGGAGCTTAAAGAGCTTGTCAGGCTTGGTTATATCGAGGTTGTTTCAGAATACATAGATGGAACATCGCTGGTTAGACTCACTTATAAGGCGATCAAATACGATGATCGCAAGAAGAAATGGAAGAAGGAAAAGAGAGCTAATGCTGCTAAAGGGTTTGCCGAGAAGGTGGGAGACAAAGCGGTCGACATAGCTGCTTCTGTTCTTACTAAAGGCATGTAGCAACCATATAAAGAAGAACCCCGCTTGATCTTGGCGGACGCAGCGGGGTCCAAGCATAGTAACCCACCACGCGACATGGAAGGTTAGGTGTATTGTACCATGGCAACGCCAACATATGGATCCATCAAGATCGAAGGCTACGGCTCTGTCGTATTGCTCGAAGATAAAGAAGTCAGGCTCTGTCGCAAATGGAGACTGCGCCCTAAGTCGTATAAGAATCTCAGAACGGGTAAGAGGGTATTTCCGCCCGAAGAATGGTTCTCAGGCACTTACACGCAGGCTGTGGATCGTCTGAAGGCGCTCTCTTCATCAGCGGACTCCCAAGTTGTTTCAACCGAAAAGAAGAAGATCAAGACGGTAGGGGAGCTTGCAACAGCATGGCTCGAAGAGATGAAACTCTGTGACAGCAAGGCAGAGCGCACCCTTGAGAAGTATCAGACGCACATCAACATCCTTAACCATCACCTCGAATACGCTTCGGTGAAACAGGTCACTTACAAGCACATCATGAAGATGTTCCATGATTGCCGGCGCGGGGATTGTCCGAGCGGGAAGAACCTCAGCGATACCTATCTCAGAGGGGTCTATGTGACTTTCAATATGCTCTTCAAGTGGGGTGTGAAGCAAGGTTATTGTCCGAAGAACCCGATGGAAGAAGTACCTAAGCCAGAAGAGGATACGAAGGAAAGGCGCTCTCTCAAGCCGCATGAGAGAGATGAATTCAGAAAGAAGCTAGATCCCACTAATATCGCTGATGTTATCGCAGCTTTTGCTGTTGAAGCAGGGTATAGGCGATCAGAGATCAGGGACACGATATGGGGCTACATCGACCTCATAGGCGCAGAGGCACTTGTTCCTGGCACCAAGACCAAGGAGGCCTTCGCACTGGCTCCTCTTAGCTCATTCTTGGTGTCTTTCTTGCTCAAGTGGAAGGAACATCAACGAGCTCAGCTTGCAGAACTGGGGATCGAACAGACCGATAAGACTCCTGTTGTAGCGAACTCGTTCGGGGAGCCGTTTGCTCCTAACAGCATAAACAGGCTTTGGCGTGATAGACGAGCTGAACTTGATCTTCCTGAAGGTTTCGTGCCGCATGAGCTAAGGCATACCTTTTCGACATCGCTTGCGAGGAATAAAGTGCATCCAAGGATCATCCAGGATCTTATGAGACATGCCGATATGCGTATGTCCGAGGAAGTCTACACGCATGTCGATCTCGATGATATGAGGCGTGCTGTGAATGGGCTTAGCAGATAGGTGGAGCACTCCACCGATTACTCCACCGAATCATACTTGAATCATTTTCGATGTTTTCGATATAATATGAAAAGTAATATTCACCAGTGTGTTTGCAGCTCGGAGTGTTCTTGGTGTCTTCAGGTTTTCGTACTTGACCTGCCCTTTCAAGGCGGAAACACGGGTTCAATTCCCGTTGGGGGCACCATGATAGTACCAGGTCAGAGCGGTTGTACGTTCTGACCTTTTTCATTTCAGGGGCGTTTGCTCCACCAAAACTCCACCAATTTTAGTGTGCGATCATTTTTCACGTGTTTCTGCCAGTTCAAAATGGCATGAAAAAAGCCCTCGAAACGAGGGCCTTTAACGGTTGATTTTGGCACGTTTTGCGACTCAGAAGAGAGCGAATCAGACCTCTTCGATAAAGGCAGATGCGACATATCCATCCATGTCGAGGAGGTGGGTCCATTCCTTGCCGATCTCCTGCGCTACGTGACTCTTGTTGCCGAGCAAGATAGCGATCTCGTTTCCGCTTACCTTCTCAGGCGTGGCGCGGAGATAGAGCTTCTCGCACGTCTGGTGAACTACGATGACAGGGCTGCCATTAGTGGGCGTATCATCCCGCTTGTCAGCTTCAGGAGTGTCGGAGGTCTCTTGGGGTTCCTGAGGCTTGCTGTCAGGAGCGGGATCAGGTTCTCCTTTTGACTCATCGATGGTCGCTGTCTTCAGCTCGTCATAGAGATCCTTGAGCTCAGATGCGGAAGCATCTGGATCGTACTGAACGCCCATGCTGTCGAGCTTTTCCTCTAATTGTGTTTTTGAATAAGCCATTTCTTTTCCTTTCTGACAGGTTTTCAGGATCTATCCGTTAAAAGCATCGAGCGCGAGCTTGGCTCCCTTGCCATTGTTGATGATCTCCCAGACATCATTGCCTTGATTTGCAATGAGCCACTGTTGATTCTGCCCGCCGTGTGCATCCCAGATGATGATCTTCGCGCCCTGTTTGCACGAGGCACCGCTAACGTCGAGGCGTTTTCCAGGCGCGCATACAGGCTCCAGCTCGACAGGCTGAGTAAATGACTTATCCCCGCTCTTACGGATGATGCGCCACTGCTGGTTCTTGCCGCCATTGTCAGGCCAAGTGAGCACCTCAGTGCCGCTCTTGTTCGATGCACCCTTCACATCAAGGACTTCGTTGTATTTCTCGTTAATGAGCACAACAACGTCATCAGAGAGCCATTTGACTTTGAAACGCTGTGCAACTGTTCCGTTAGATGGATAGAGTTCGGTCTTATGACCTGTCTTATTCTGAGCAGCCACGATTTGTCCTTTCAGAGTATTCCAGCGCCCATTGTCAACGTAGTGAGCAGGGCATGACTTGCGACTTGCATCGTAATGACGCACAACATTGAGCTTGCGCCCAAGAATAGAGCAGTAGTGGTTGTAAAGTTCGTTGAGCGCCTTGATCTGAGCCTCTGTAAACGCACCGCCATTGTTGACCACTTCAACGTTGATCGAGTTGGAATTAGTGATGCCGTACTTGCCTTTGCCGTCGCCAACTGCCCACGTGTAGTAACCGTCAAGGATGTTGTTATACTCCCAGGTAGCCCCATCTGGATCAATGAAAACGTCAGCAGAAGCGTTGCGATTTCCCGTCGAGAAATAGATGCAGTTGTTCTTAGCCGAACCGGTGCCGCCAGTGTAATGAATCGCAAGATTCTTGATCGCGCTAAGGCCGCCTGCACGCTTAGAGCGGTTATAGGTACCGTGGTAGGTGTGGATCGTAAGAGCCATCCTACTCACCCGACCTGTCTTCACCATCGCGCTCTGCCTCGATCTCGGCAATGGCTGCGGCGATCTCTTCTTCGGTTGCAGTACCTTTTACGTTGTCGACTGCTCCAATGGCAGCTTTGCGAATCTCTTCGTCGGTAAGTTCCTTAGTCATGATCTTCGACCTCCTGAGCGACAGCGGCAGCCTGGAGTTCTATCACTGCTTCGTCGTAACCTGCTTTGGAGTAGTCGGATACTTTGATATGGCTCAAGACGTTCTGCGCTTCTTGCGCTGCCTTGGTGATAGGCTGATTCTTCCACCAGATAAAGCGCACAAGGATCACAACCGCCAGAACGCTTAGGGCGATATTGAGCCATAGGTTAGCGTCAAATTTCCAGCCCATGGTAGCCGCTACACCTGAAGCGATCATGACGATCAGTCGAGCCAGCGAATATGCCGACTCTGCGTTAAGCTCGATGTTCTTCATACTTACTCCTATTTTTCAATCAGGTGGTCATGGATGCGATCGCGAACCTCCGCGAGCTTGTCGACATGATTACCATCCAGTTCGTGGGTTATCAGCTGCATGAGAGCGCGCAATATCAGCTTGTCATCGCCTTCTATCTCGTCGAGCCGTTGCTTGTCGCGCTTTAGACAGTCATCGTAGTGTTGATGTTCTTTTGCGAGCGATTCAACGTGTTCTTCAAGCTCTTTGTGAGGCTTGCGTGCTGCGGCGATGATCTTGTACACCCAACTAGCAGCAACACCGATTGCTCCTACAAGACCAGCGAGGTAAAGCAAGTAACCTGCGAACTGAACCAACCATGTCCAAAAATCCATGACCACATCCTTTCTGATTAGATATGGTCGCGCAGGTGTCACTCACGAAATGACGCATAAGAAAAGCCCCTTTTCGGGGCTTTCTCATCGGTGGTTATTGAGGTTGCTCTATCAGGGCTTCGACTTCCGCCCTGATGGTTTTTGGTACGTCTTCGATGGTGATCTCTCCTCGGTTGATGCGACGTACATACGCGTTGATGATTGCTTTGCTAGCCATTTTGTACCTCCAGGATCATTTCGTATAGGTCAGTAATTGCTTGGTCGGATTCTGCCTGCATGTTGAGGGTCTGCTCGTAGAGATCACAGATCGCAGCATCTTGTTCCGCCTGGATGTCGGGAGCGGATTCGAGGAAGGCTTCACGCGCTTCTGCTTGAGCGGTTTCGGCTTCCCGTTTCGCGATCTCAGCAAGCTCCTCTTGAGTCCATACGTGGTATCTTAGGATGTCCTCGTAGTCGTCATCATCCCAGGCGAACTTTTTCTTATTGTCGATAGGCACGGCATCTGACTTGATGCGGGTTTCTTGACGCAGCTCCCCGACCTCTAGATCAGGGTCGGTGATGATCTGGTCTTTTTCGTCATAAATCTTCATCTTCTCTCCTTCAATAATTGGCATTATGTAAAATTCAATAGTGGGTTTGCTATTTGTTCAGGTTGGTTCACTGTCAACAGAACAAGTACTTCAGCTCTACTCGGCGGCACGGTAGGCAGATTTGAACATTCTCTATCTCTCCCTTTTTCTTTTGTTCGCGATAAATCAATATGTGGCGGTTTCTCCGAGGAGCGTCAAGGGGAGGTTGTTGCTACGAATATCGACTCATCGAATTCTTCGAAAATTTGGTTTACAGCCCAGCTGTATAACTCTTCTTACACATCTTCAAAGTTCAGCCTTTTCGTGATCGGGAGGTGGAAGTAATTATTTCCACCTTCCGATTGCAATCAGGCACACATATACCGCAACATTTGTTTTCGATGAATCTGAAGAAGGGTGTATGCATGGAGGAGCTGTAGTGGACCCATTGTCTATTCCAGATGCCCAGAATTGCTTGTATCCGTCTGAGAAGATCATGGCTACAGTCGCTGGTATGGCCGTAAAGGTGAATGGATAATTGTCTGGCTTAATCTGCGATCCTGTCCAGATGTTATTCCATTGGGATGATGTAGAGATCGTATAGTTCTTTTTGAATGAACAAATTGCCAGACCAGAGTTGAATTTTACATAATGCCAATTACCGCTCGTTCCGCTGGCGATAACTGGGTCAGATGAGTTAGTGCCAGTTCCTCCGTTTGCAATAGGGAGAACGCCCGTAGTGTTTCCGAGACCCATGGCATTACGAGTCGCCTGCAATGACGTTTGCCCCGTGCCTCCTCTAGAAACAGGGAGCGTGCCAGTAACGCCAGGGCGTGGTGATGCTTGGAACACATTGGCAACTGATGTAGAGCCGAGATTCACCAGCAGAGACGGGTTCGTTGCCATTCCTGTACCACCGAGGAGGATAGAGAGCAGGCCTGCTTCGTTCAGCAGTGGCACTGCGCCAGCGTTGTCCTCGCCTTCTGCCCAAGCATCGTGGGAGACGATCGTTCCATATGAGGCCAATTCCTCGATAACGCTTTTCAAGCTGCGAAACACTGGCAGTAGTAGCTCTGGTTCTTTAGGGACCATCCCATTGATCTCTACTCGATAGACTGGCAGATCGTTAGAGATATTGTTCTCTTCCAGGATATCTTGATGGATGTAGGTAGGGTCAAGCGCTTTGCCCTCAGTCGGTACGCCCGAAAGCACGACCCAGCTCACGTCTTCGATCCCAGTGTTGGGATCTTTTTCGTAGCGCAATACGATGAGGTCGATGCGGTTATATCCGCTAGTCCCCGAAGGGATGCTGATAGTGGTCGGATCGGGGCAAGTGATATGGCGGCCTTGCATGATGACATCGCCTGTGCCGATGGATAGTTCATTCGCTGACAAGATCTTAGCCTCGAGCATGTTGCCCGTGTTCAGCATGTAATCCTCGTCGGTTATGATCCCTGCGTTGAAAAGCGCGGTCTGCTTAGGGGTGATGTGCGGCTTACCGCCGTATCCAGTAACTAGCTGGACTCCCATTGTGCCTCCTTAGGTCGATGAGATTAGTTTCAGCTAAGTGTCACTGCGTCCTGTGTTTTGGTATTCGATAACGATGTTGTCTTCGGAATCGATGCTCACGATCTTCGATGCGATAGAGGTGATGAGGAGGATTCCTGTGTCCGGATCATATGAGCCGACGATGTCACCGATGTCGTATTCAGAGTCATCAAAGAGGTTCATCTCTGACGCGTCGCAAGCTTGCAGCTCGAGCAGCTTCTCGGTACCGTCTTCGATGAGGGTCTCTCTATCGGCTGATGTGTAGTCATATTTAAGAGCACGTTCCATCAGGCCGAATAGGCTTTGTGTCTGCGAGACGCTTCCTTTTGCGTCTGCATAGAGATGAACCACAATGCGCTCGTCAAGCTCACCTGTTCCAAGGCATACCAGATGATTTACGGGCAAGTAGTTCTTCTGCATGCGCAAAGCCATTTTGTAGGGGTCCATCGTGTCGTATTCGGAATAATCCACGATCGGTTCAGCCCATGCGACGACATGAGCGCCGTCGTACTCGAGCTTGAGTTTTGCGCCATAAGAAGCGAGCATTTTCTTGATTCCTGTATACCCCTCGATGTATCGGTCGAATTGATAATTGCTGATAGATATTCCGCTGTTCTTTTCAGAAGCCCGGAATACCTCACTGAGATCAAGTCGAGCAAAAAGGGAAGAAATGACACTATTCGCCTCACCCGACACAACGAGATGGTCTTGTCCTGCATCAGGCTCGATGATTTTCACATTGAGCAACCCATGCCATGTCAGCCCATTGTAGAAAAGCGCATTTATGCTGGGATCAGTATCCGAATCGAGGCCGACTACCATCCCGCCGTATTCTGTTCCTTCGATATAGACATACGAGAACGGCTCAAGGCGGATGTTGTCGCTTCGATCGATCGTGACTTGAAAGGTATTGTCCGTCTCTTCATCTCCACCATAGTCAAGATCGAGCGATGCGCTTTGAAGGACTCCAATGTCGATATGGTTTTCATCTGTGTAGACTAGGCAGCCCATTTAGGCACACTCCTCTCTTCGTACACGATGAGGTCGAAGTCGAACCCATGATCCCAACCGATGCTCTGATAACCTGCAGGGATCTTCTCGAAGATATAATGGCCGCTTCCACGGCGCCCTAACTTGCGCGCGTTGTAGACGTTCTCCTCGTTGCCGAACTGATCGATGAGTACGATCGTTTTAGCAAGAGAATCGATCTCAAGCCTGTATTGGGCAGGAATGGTTATATCTACCTCGTAGGTATTCCCTGCGATGGTGATGCTCGGGCAATTCGTTTGGCCATAGATGCGAAGGAGGAAATCAGAGGGCGTGATCGCGTTAGAGACAACATGGTCTACCGCGATCTCACAGGAGTAGTCGAATGGGTAGTCGTAGTTGTAGTCGAGGTATTCGCTTTTGCTGCTCACGCGATCCTCTGCCCAACATTTCGTAAGGGCTTCCTCTACCCAATAAGGTGTTTCTGAGAGGATGGTGAGGGATAGCTCTGCGATCTTATCGCTGAACCAGTAATTATCAATGTCTCCGCCGATGATGTAACACGACATGGTCTCGTTGCCGATACTGAGCCGTCCTGGCTTCTTCTCCGCTACATCAACGTCAGCTAGCTCATAGATGCGGTCCCTTAATGCTAGTCCATCTTCTTCTGATTCTGCGAAGATGCCGACCTTGATCTCTAACTCTTTAAGGCCTCTTGAAAATGACACGATGCGACCATTTCTCGCTGTATAAGCCCAGAGCCAACTACGGAGATTGTTCGAGAAGTAGTTCAAAGCTGGGTCATCTCCACCAAAAGAGATGCTATCCCCCAGATGGTTTTCGAATGTGATCTCAAGATTCATCTACATCAATCCTTTGCCTACGCGTGCGAGCTCACGCTTGTTCCAGTAGATGTCAACAGGTTCTTGCTCTACCGAGATGAGCTGCTTGATGCCTTTATCGATGCTGTCGAGCTTCGAGGTCACGAGGTCCATCTTGGACTCGATCGCTTCAAGTCGCTTGCCGAATAGATCCACTGACGCAGATCCACTGATAAGTCCTGCAACTGACGTTCTGTCGAGGATTTCGGCAAGCCTGCTCGTATCGAACGAGAGACCTATAGGAACCGAAGGAGCGTCCATATTGGATAACTTGTCATAAAGGCTCGAAGCGACGCTGTCAGAGGCTCTCATGATGGCTGGGATAGCATCCAACATTCCCTCAGCGAAGTTCTCGACCATATGCTCGCCCCAGAGAGCTTCACCTTTGCCGCCCTCATGGAGCGGTCCTTCCTTCGCTACTGAATGCTTCAGGATCTTCGCTGCTCCATTAGCGATGAAATTCGCTGCTCCTGTTACGAAGCTGATAGCCCCCTTGATGCCATTCGCGAAGTTCTGTACAAGATGGTTGCCCCAGCTGCTCGCGCTGTTGTTCTGGGACTGCATTCCTGTCTTCGCATTGTTCGCAACGTCTCGACCTCGCCCTTGGGCTTCTCCGGTCTTGCTTCCAACGCCGCTAGCAAAATTGCTGCCTGAGGTAGAGCCAAGGGATGAGAAAGCCTGGAGCATCGTCATGCCGGCTTTTGAGGCTGATGCTACAGCATTGCCCTTATTGCGTGCAGTGCCAGAGGTGTTACCGACACCAGTAGCGAAGCGTGCGCCAGTAGTGGTGCCGAGAGTGAGGAACTGACCCAGCATCGTCATGCCCTCTTTAGCGCGCGTTGCGATGAAGCTGCCCGATGCCTGAGCATCTACGTTGGTTCCTTGCAAGGCAGAGGCGAAGTTCAACCCAGAATCAGTGCCAGCTTGCCCTGCTGGTTCTAGGCTTGCGGTCAGAGACGCGATAACATTCGCCCCCATCGTCTCTGCGGCGCTTTGTGGCTCGTTCGAGCCAGACATGCCTTGCGCAAGACCAGCGGGGACTTGTCCACCTGATTCTGCTGCTCTGCGCGAAGGAGAAGCGATACCTAAAGCCGCGTTGATGGAGGCAATGACCTCTTCGCTCATACCTGCTGCAGCGAGCGAAGCCGAGAGGTCTCCGCTGATGCCTTGCGCCATACCTTGCGAGACGAATCCTCCAGCAGAAGAATAGTCGATTCCTGTCAGCTCGCTGAATACTCCTGCAGCGATGCTTCCAGCGGCAACGTATACACCACCAGAGCCTTTATACATCCCATCCGAGAGCTTGCCAGGGATCTCGATACCTGCATTCGCGCATCCATTGATGAGGCTTTGCATCGAGCCGTCGAAGTTCGATACGAGCTTTTGAATGTTCTCGGATCCAACCTGATTCAGATTCGCAGTGTCGAAACCGAGCTGTGCGAGAGCGGAGCTGAAGCCTGATACATCAATATCGTTCAGGCTGCCCTGTAGATCCTGATTCTTCGCGATGAAGTCCTGGATCGCTTGCGATGTGCCTTGCTGGGCGAGCGTAACGTCACCGAGCTTTTGAGCGCGCGCATCAATAGAGGCATTCGCCTCGTCCATGAGCGCCTTGGCATCAGCTTCACCCTGCTTCGCATTGTCAAGGACGGCTTTATACGATTGGAGATCAGCAGAGCCATTTCGCACAGCTTCGTCGTAGTCGGCTTGCGCCTGGGCGGTACGCTGTTGCGCTTGAGCGTATTGATCCTGAGCATCATGGAGCTGCGTGTAGAGAGAGACAAGCTCTTGCTGGAGTGCCTGTGCTTCAGCGTTGAGCTTCCAGGCTTCAGCGTTCTGCTTGATCTTCTCGGTAGAGGTGTCGAGCTTGCCGTTCTGTAGGTCGATGATCTGTACGTTCTCGCCCGTGAGCTCGTTATAGCCTGCAACAGCAGCAGCGAGCTTCGATTGCTCTTCAGCGGACATATTCTGCTTGTTCGCGAGCTGACCGATCGTGTCGGCGAATGCAGAGATGGCCGCACTCTGCCCGTTGATGTTGCCCCAGGTTTCGGTCGACTTGGTAGCGAAATCTGCCTGAGCTTGGACAACATCGTTGTAGGACTTCGTGATGTTATCAGTTGACTGAGAGACCCCAGCAGCTGCCTGTTGGAAGCCTGAGACATCGACCTCATTCATGGCGTTCATCGAATCTCGAAGACCGGTTGTTGCTTGTTGGAAGGTCTCTGCGCGCTTTTTCGATTCCTCGAACGCGTTGCCGAGAGAGGTGATGATGGCGATGCCAGCACTGATCGCTGCTATAGGCGCGATGGTCTTCATCGCAGCTCCAAGCGTGCGAGCTACTGTCGATCCAGCCTTCATGACACTATTCGAGGCTACTTGTGCAGCAGTTTGAGCCTTCGTTCCAGCTGTGGTCTCTGCCATGACACGTGCGACCTTGCTGTTGGTCGTGACGTAGGACTGTGTTGATTTATCCCACTTTACGACTGCGGTATTTCCCCGCGTGGCCATGGTCGTGTATCTCTGAAAAGCTCCTGCATTAGCTGTTGCTTGCGAGGTTGCTTTTTTCAGACCATCTGCAAGTTTGGTATACCCACCATGCAGCGTTCCTACGACCTTGATGGCCTTGCCGGTAACGCTTGCCACAGGGCCCATAGCCGCCGCTACAGCGACCAAGGTGAGAACGGTGCGCTGCGAGTCCTCGTCCATATCTGCGAACGCTTGTGCAGCCTGCGCGATGCCATCAATCAGAGGATCTGCGGCATCTACAGCGCCTAAGAGCGCATTGATGAGAGGAGTACCGACCTCTTCGGCGACAGCGGTCACTTTGTTCTTAAGCATCTCGAAGCGTGCCGCCATCGATGCATTGCGGTTGTCGACCTCGGTTTGGAGCGCGGTGTTCTTCTTCCATCCTTCAGTGGAGATGTTGATAGCATCAGTGACGAGCTGGGTATTTCCAGCGAGACGTTTCATGACATCCGATTGACGAATGCCGGTGATGCCCATCTCTTCGAGAGCCAGCGTCATGTTCTCTGCGCTAGCCGTGCTCGAGAGGAGATGCACCATGGTGTCTGTCGCTGAATTCTTCCAGGATGTTGCGAACTCTTTCGAGGACATACCTGCGATCTTGGCGAAGGTCTGCAGACCTTCGCCGCCCTTTGCTACCGCTGCATCGATTGTGGAGATGGTAGTCGAGAAAGCTGTGCCGCCCGCTTCAGCTTCAACGCCAAGAGAGGACATGGCGCCAGCCCAGCCCAGGATCTCAGCCTGGCTCATCTTGGTCTGCGTACCCGCAGCAGCGATGCGCTGCCCCATGGAGGAGACCTGTGATTCAGTCGTTGCGAGGTTGTTGCCTAGAGCGACGATCGAAGAGGCATAGTTGCTGATGTCGTTATGCGCCATCTTGGTGATGTTGGCGAACTGAGCCATCTCTGATGCAGCTTGTTCAGCGTTCATGTCGGTCGCGATGTCGAGACCAGATGCTACGCGAGAGAACTCATCCAGCTCATCGATGTTGAATCCGAGCTGCGCTCCTAAGGATTGCAGATCTAAGATCTGAGAAGCTGATACCGCATTGGTCTTGGAAAAGTCGATGGCAGCTTGTTTGAGTTGTTGATACTGTTCTTCAGTTCCATCGACGGTCTTCTTCACATTGGTGAGCGATGTGTCGATGTTCACTGCAGCAGCGCCACATGCTGTAGCAACAGCTGCGATAGGGAGCGTGACAGCTTTAGTTGCGCTCTTGCCGAATGACGAGAGCTTATTAGCGGCGTTGGTGAGTGTTGAGCTGACGGTTGAAGTGGACGACCTTGCGGTCGTGGTCATCTCGGCAAAGGCTTTGTTGTATCCTTTGGTGTCAGCATCTACGAGGATGATGATGCGGCCGTCAGCCATTTAGCAGCCCCTTAGTTCGCGATTCTGGGCTGCCTCCTCTCTATTTCTAGCAGGGAGCATCACTGCGGCTTTGCGTTCGCGCAAATGCTGCTTCTGCTCCTTGCTCATACCCTTAGCGTCAAGATCTGCTGCCCTAACTGATATCGCTTCCATTGTCGAAGAGGTGTCACTCAACCCATTGAATAGCGTCATGAACCTCCACCAGTGCATCTTGGTGTCAGGGTTCGTTAGGTCGATTGAGTATTCGCGCTCGAAATCGGAGATTATCCGCGATGCATCGTAGTTCCAATCGAAGAGGCGCTTGCCTCTTAAAGCACGCTCTCGTCTCGTCTCAGGGCGCTGTGGGAGAGTGATACCCAAAGACCTATCAAGGAAGCTCATAGCACGGTCAAGGGCTTCTTCGATGTTCCTTGATGCAATAGCGAGAGCTGTAGGATCTGTGTAGACCAAATAGAAGATGGCGATGGTCTTCTTAGATGCATCTTTCGAAGACTCTCTTACCTGCCAAACCTTCAGCCAGGTTCGCCAATCGGTCTCTATAGGTATAGAAATGCCACCCACCTCGACAGTGGATGGCAGCGAATTCGCAAGAATGGAGAGCATTGCCTATTCCAAGCCAAATTCTTTCAGGATATCAGCGACGCTGTTCTCGGCATTGATGTCCTTCACATCCTTCATGATCATCGTTGCGAGGATCATGGCGTTCGTGTTGTTTGTGGCTTTCATATCGACGAGATTCTGGTACTGCTTGTCACCGAAAGCGACCTTCAAGCATTCGTTTATCTTGTCGTTCATCTCGGTTGAGGTGATGTTCTTCGCATCGATGCCTCGGAGATACTTGAGAAGGTCATCATGTGCGTCGAGCACGCGAGGGTCTCCATAGTCGATGACGAAGTCCGCTCCGCCGATGTTGTGGGTCTTTGTGGTGTCTTTGATCTCGATTTCCATTTTCGCTCCTATCACGGTATGCAATAAGCGACTCTAAGGGTGGGTATGAACCGCTTAGAGCCGCCTATCGTCAAGATTTAGCCCTGTGCCTCTGTATCAGTGCCAGGGGTAGAAGGGTCGTCGGTGTTAGCAACAAAAGCGCCATCCTGCCAGGTACCCTTAGTCCATTTTTTGTCATCCATGGACAAAGTGCCCTTGAGCTTGATCGGCTCGCCAAAGGTGCTCTTGTCAAGCTGTTTCGGAGACAGGAGGAATTTAGCAGCCTTAGCAGCGTTGTTCTCCCATGTACGGACACGACAAACCTCAACAGGGATATTCTTGTCGTCCTCGTGAGCCATGATGAACGCATCAAGCTTGTTGTTCTTGTATGCATCCTTCTCATAGTCGATAGAGGCAGAGGAGTCTTTGACAAACTTCTTCTTTTGCGAAGTATTGATGTACTCTGGCTCGTATGTCACTTCGTCATTGTCGAAATCCCACTTGATCAGGTTAGTGACCTCGATCCAATCTGGGGCATCAGCAGTGCCGATGTTGAGGTAGTCCTCGAGTTCTTCGCCCCAAATAGGGACTTCGGTTTCGGTGTTGTCAGCCATAAGGTAGATCCTTCCTTATTTCGTTTGTTTGTAGAGTAATTGGACTGTCACTTGCCAGTCCTCGAATGCGTTGGTAGACCCAAGCTCTACTGGTGTTGATGCTGTTGGTTTACGAAAAGCCACGTACCCATCGAGCACCTGGCACTGCTGAAGAAAAGCCTTCGTGAGCTTGGTGAGGTAAGCATGCGCATCAAGGCGCTGCTGCTCATCCATGATCGGCTTGCGAAGATAGAGCGCGAAGTTGAACGGATGGATGGTCTCGCCTGAGATATAACGTTGGGCAACCTCGCCGGTGCTTTGAGGAGCGATCATGAGACGCGGAAGCTTCCCCGCATCTGCGGTAAGCTCGCCGAATTCAACAGGGATACTAGGCTCGTCTAGCTCTCTTACGACCTCTTCAATGAGATCCAAGATTTTCTTTGCGATATCTCCATCGAAGTAAACGATCTTCTTTTCTTCACTCATCACATACCTGCTTCGCTGCTTGAATTGCTTGCGTTACCCATTCGACCATGCTCTGCTTCTTAGCAACCTCGAACCAAAGACACGCAGTGCCAGGCCTTCGCTTGTGGGGCTTCGTGTAGTACTGCACTCGTGCGTACTTCACGTCCGAGTTGCCCCAGCTGACCTGACCTCCCGCATAGTTCGATTCGACCTCGCCGCTTCCTCTGAGCTTGCCTGTGTTGTAGGGCACGAGGCTTGCCGTGCTCTGCAGGATCGCTCCGGTAATGGCGGCGTTCACGGCCATTTGGATCCTGGGACCCTTCGCGATCGCCCTCGAGAAGTCGAGCGTTTTGATGGTCACGCTCACGATGCCGACACTTCGAAATGATGCGGGTCTTTGCCGAGATAGACTGGATGCACCGTATTCACCGTGAGGGTGTCAGCTGGTGGCTCCTCTTCTACGAACACGCCAAGCGCGACGCGGTCTCCGCGTTTCAACGAGCAGCTCACCGCATCGATGAGGATGAGCGACTCCTGTGCGCTCACATCGCCAGCGGTGGACGGTGTTGCACCGCGAGTCTTCGTGAAGCGACAGCCCGTGATGAGCAGTCGTTCCCACTTCGCGCTGCGCTCCGAGTCATCCTTGAGCCAAACGGTGATGGTGTGCGGGTAGATCATCTAGAGCCACCTCCCACGCTTCAGCACGCCAGTGTTGGCGAGATAGCGTCGCACTGCAGCTTCAGCGGTGATCGAATAACCAGCCGAGAACTCCTCGCGAACCTCTCCTGCGGTGTAAGAGGTGCATGTCTTTTCGGGGTTGCCGATGACATCAGCAACGGCGCAAATAGCCATCTTCACACGCTTCTCACATGATTCGATGTCCGCATAAGGCCAGATGTAATACTCGACCTCCGCGCACGCATCGGGCAAGGAGGACTCGAAATCCTCCTTGTCCATGTGCCCGTGATAGGTGTTGGAGTAGAACTCGTAGTCGGGCGCTATGTCATCGAGATCGATGATCATGGCTTAGCCCTGCGGCTGGCTTTCGCTATCGGTACCGCCAGTGGTCGGCTCAGACGGCTTTGCTGGGGTAGCAGACTTAGCACGAAGCACGCCAGCAGCCTTGGTCTTGCGAAGCGCGATGCCACACACGAACTCAGCATCAATGGTCTTGACCGCTCCAGGAGCGTTCCAGTCGGGGAGGTTGACCGAGATTGCGTCCTCTTTGAGGGTGATGCCGTGGAGGTCCTCCATGCCGAGGCAGACTGCGTAAACATCGTTGTTGGTCACACCCTGGCCTTTGCATTCCTCGATGCGGATGCCGTCCCATGCCTGGATGCGATGGCCAGCATTGTCCATGGTGACCGAGTTGATGCCCAGAACACGGCAGATCGCATTCATGCGGCTCTTCATGGCTTTGGACACCATGATGACATCAGGGTCTCGCGTAAGCTCACCGAGCATAACGTCCATCTCGTTCGCGAAAGTAAGAGCGGAGTCCTTCGTTACCAAGGAGAGGTCAACTGCGGAGGTGAACTCAGTAGAGGTATCGGTGAGAGCCTTGGACAGACCATCGAAGCCGTTAGCGTCAACGGTCTTATCACCGTTGATGAACGCATTGCCGAATCCTCGGATGATAGCGTTCTTCAACTCTACGAGCTTCTCCTGATAGAGAGTCTCATTCGCTGCCTTAGCGACACGGTCGATATCGAATGCGCCAGAAAGGATGCCGGGAGTAACCGTGATGGGTTTCTCGTCCGTATCGGTCTTTGCAGGCTCGGAGTTGAGGGCGCGGAACTTAGCTACCATACCCTCGATCACGCGGTTGTACTGGTAAACGAGGTTCGAAGAACCTGTTGCAGACAGGCAGTCGTCAAACTGAAGCTGCGACAAGATGAAAGAGTCGGTGATCAACTCGTTGATGAAGCCTTGCACAACCTTGTTCGGGGTAAGTTCTGCAAGATGGGCAAGTGTTACTGCCATAATTATTTCTCCTTAAACGTCATGGCGAGACCGTCTTGGATCGTCTTTGCTTCGGTCGGTGCAGATGCGCCGCCTGCGCCAGCAGAGGTCGAGACGGTCTTCTTCGGTTCGGTTGGGGTTGATGAAGGGAACAGGTACGGATAGGACTTCTTCAGTTCCTCGATGTCCACGCCTTCAGCGATGCTCTTGCCGTCTTCGGCAAGCTTCACATCATCAGCTTTGATATGGACCATGAGAGCGTCCGTATCAATACAGCCAGACTTCAAGAGCTCGCGCTCGATCGCCCAAGACTTAGCTTCAGCTGCATGCTTCGCATTTAGCTCATCAAGATCTGGCTCAATAGGAGCTGCAGGCTCTTGTGCCTTCTTGAGGCCATTGATGAATTCTTTCACTTCTCCGAACTCACGCTGGAGTTTCTGAAAGCCGTCAGGTTCGCCCTTCGCTCCACCTTGTGGCTGCGGTTCTGGTTGCGGTTGCGGCGGAGTCGGTACAGGATCAGGTGTAGGCGCTGGATCCTGCGGTGCGGGACTAGGCTGCGGTTCTGGCTGTGGGGTCGGCTGTGGGTCTGACATTGTTTTCCTTCCTCTAAACATCGAGTTTGATTCGGAGTTCTCTCTCCGCTTGATGCGCCCCTCTTCGCTTGGGACGTGCGAATAATGGATGAACCTCTTCGCTCGGTTCGGGCGTAGTTTCAAGATATGAGAGGTGTCACTCGTGCTGTTTAGAGCAAAAAGAAAGCCCCTCTGTTGAGGGGCTAAGCAGATTAGATCTTTTTGAATTCTTCTGGCGGCAATATGCCAAACTTCCACGAAACAGGAGCGCAAGTTGCACGCTCTCTTTCTTCGTCAGTAAGGTCAAACCATGATTCAGGAGGGAGATTATCTAGAGGATAGTTTTTTTTGAAATTCTCTTTCATTACAGCTTTTTCCATTGAATCCCGAACCTCCTAGAAAACTCTTCCAAGGTTGCAATCGTTGCCTCTTGTTCCATGAGCCCCTTTTGTCTTCTACGCTTGATTGCAGCATCAAACTCTCGGGCATTAAAAGAGCTGTGTCCGTGCTTATAGTAGTATACCTCGCCATCATGAAGAGCTACAAGACCACCAGCGTATTCTCGCGCGTATGATGTCGAGAAGTCGGAGCCAGTTGGCGGGATGTTGCTTGGATGATTATGGATTGCGATCAGGCTTCCTGGGGCGTTATCCTCTAGGGCTTTGTGAAGCTCTGACGTAGGTGTGACTCCTAGGTATTCCTTGCTAGATGTATGTTTCAGTTTGGTGCTTCCGTCGATTATTGAAACAAGATAGAGATCTTCTCCATAGGTGCCGCTTCTGTGCGTCAGCATCGCCTTGGCATGCTCATAGAGCTGCTTGTCGACTTTCGGATTCCCTGTAATGTTGCTGAACTTCATCTTGTATTCTTTCGAGCTAAGAAGTTTAGGGTTAACTTTTGCGCCTTCAAGACTCATTTTCTTCTTAGCAATGCCTCGCTCCTTTGTTGTCCACTTAGCGCCAGTGAGTGCCCTTGGTTGTTTCGCTACTCCGTATGCCTTCTCGCGCTCATAGAGACGTATGAGCTTATTCTCCTTGCAGAAGGTGCTCAACCTCTTCTGCTGCGATCCTAAGAGCAGGCGCTTGTTCACGTAAGTTGGGCTTTCGAATCCGATGCCAGCCTGTTCTAGCCCTGCAATCTCTCGCTTGGTCTTGCGCACACGTCGCTCAAGCTCCCGCTGCCTTTGCGTGGCGGCATAGTACTCATCGCTCGTCATCCCGAAATGCTCTTGTTCGGCCCTGAACTCGCGGTCTGGAAGCTTCGTGATGCCCGGGAAGTACGGGAAGATCATGTGCCTACAGTTCGCACCCTTAAGCCCAGTAACGCTGCCGTATTCGGTGAGAGAGACCATATCAGGATAGGTCACTCCATCGACCGTCTTCTGCCCACTTCTGCAACAGGGAAGCCCTTGCCAGTACGCATGGCTCTCGCGTGCGCCATAGTGAGCGTCGGTGATCACGAGGTCATGATTGTAGAGATTCATCGCCTCTAGCGCCATGCGTCCGCCCGCCTGGGACACCTGGGTGGTGATATGGCGGCGCAGCGCAACATCCACATGGTTGGTGACCGTAGGCTTTCCGTCCTTGTGGTAGGGGATGACGTTGATGCCTGCATCCATGAGCTTCACAACACCATCAGCTAATACCTTCTCGCGCGGTTTTAGGCCTTGATTCACCGCCGCTACAGCTTCTGCGCTGACCTTGTACCATGCGTCCTGTAGGGACTGCGAGAGAGCCACATTCTGCCGTTCGATGATCTGGGACACTCCGATCGCTGTCTGCTTGCTCACTTGTGCGAAATGGGCACTCGCTCCTTCTGCTGCAGAGACCGTTCCATAGATCTTCGCGAGGTTCGCTAGGTCTTCCTCTGCTGCTGCGTTGAGCACATCCTCGATCTCGCTCTGCACCTCTTCGCTGATCCGGTCCCGGTATTTCAGCAAGATCACGGATGCTTTTGCTGGAAATGCGTGAGAGAGCGTGAGCAGGTCGACCTCGGCAGAATAGATGAAACCCTCCGCGAACTCCCTCACGATGGTCTCGGTAAGCTCAGAGACGAACTTCTCCTCGCTGCCATGGATGATGGTCTCAACGACCTGCTCTATGTCGCTTGCAGAAAGAGCCATTAGACCTCAGGGATGGCAGGATCTTCTTCGCCTGCCCACTGCTTGGCTTCTTCCTCGGTAACGCCATGCCATTTCTCGATGTACTTCCACTTCGGCAAGAGCTGAGCGGCAACATCAGCACGGTCGTTCTCGCGTGCGGTCTGGTCATCGTCCATCACGGTGTCACCGAAGTTCACACTGATCAGTCCGTTGACATCGGCAAGGCTCGAATCGACGTATTGCTTGGCGAGGGAGACTGCAGCAGTACAGATGCCGACGAACGCAGCACCGATGCTCACTTCATGGTCCTTTGCGTTTCGTAGAAGCTCGGCGCCCGATGCTGCTACCTCTTTCGCTGTCTTTGAAAGAGAGCCGTTCTTGTCAAGTTCGTAATAGTTGAAGCCGAAGCCCGCGCGTTTGCCAAGGAGCGCAAGACCAGTGTTGATCGCTTGGCGGTTATCGCTGACGCGAAGACTCGGATTGTACTCTTGGATCATCTCGTTGCCATTGATGCTGTCCCCTTCGAGCGCGCCGATCAGCTGCTGCGCTTCAGCCCTTGGGACGATAGTCGTACCGTCTTCGCGCTTCTTCAACATGCTGTCGGACATGAATACCATCTTCTGACCTAGGAAGATGTCCTTCCACATATTGTCGAACGCGCCATCTGCAAGCTTGATGGTTCCGATGACGCGATCAAGAACCGAGACTCCAAGAGGGGAGTGATCGACGTAGGTGTTGTCGATCGCTGGAGAGAAGAGCGCGAAGGTCGGTGTCTTCGAATCGGTCTTGACCTCGGTTGTGTATCCATCAGGGACGAACCGCTGACCGTTGCCCTTGAAGAATGCTGTGAGAATCTCGTATCCGCCATCACCTGGACGATGCACGGTGATCTGCGTGTAAGGCTTGCCCGCGATCACGACAGGGGTATAGAGCGCGATCGCCCTCACTCCTGATTCATCCCACTCGAGAGGCACGAAATGGCGAGCATCAGCCCATTGCAGGAGAACCTTAGCGTTCTCGTTCGGCTCTCCGCTGTCGTAGATGTTCTTGAGCCCGAGGAAGAACCCTGCCGTGCCTACGCCGAATGCGCGCTCGAGCGGGTCATGGCAGCGCAGAAGCCCCGATTCCTCGATCCAATCCTGGAGCCAGTCGTTGGTCCTCGCTAGATTTTCATCGAGCTTCTTGTCTTGTTCAAGATCAGTCACGCCAGCGAAGCTGATGGTGGTCTCCTCATTGACCACGATATGTGCCCAGTCTTCGCAGATCATCTTGCCTGGGCACATGGTGATGCGCTCAACCTTATAGGTGGTGTTGTCTGAGACGACGGTCGAATCGTAGAATGCGGTGGTTGCGCACATCCAGTTCCACCAGCTCTCGATATACGATGCCATCCCCGTATCAGGGACTTGATAGCCTAGCTCCTTGAGCCAGGCTTGACCGAGCGATTTGTTCACTGTCTCCATTTAGACCTCTTTCTTCGACATGATCAGTGGTGAGCACGCATACCTGCATGCGTCGATGGTGTGGTTATCCTCGTCAGGAAGCCCGGTCGTGACGTTCTTGTCCTTGTCGAGCTCGTAGGTGTATCGGGTGAACTCCTGGTAAGCGAGAGGGCATCGCTTCTTGTCGATGCGGATCTCAGCGCGATCTTGCAGCCACTTGATGCCTTGCTTGATGGATCCCGCACCCTTCTTAACAGCGTGGATGTTCATGCCTAACTGCTTATAAGTCGCGATGCTCTTCGGTTCGGCACTATCTGCGTAGATGAGGTTCTCCATCGCGTAAGGCTTGAAGAACCTATGCCCTTCAGCATCCGTTTTGGTGAGCTTGCCTCTTGCGCGTTCGACGGTCTTCGGGTCGGTGAGTCCCGTTGCGAAGTCCTCGTCGAAGATATAGAGAATCCTTCGCTTCGAGTCGTATGCGATGCGCAGGAACACCCACGGATCCACCGAGAAGCCCCAGTCGATGCCGTTTCGGATCCAAGAGAACTCCTCTATCATCTCGTCGGTGATGGTGAAGTCCACGATGTTCTCGAAGACTTTGCCCTCAAGGCCCGTTACCTTGCCGCCGTATTCGTTGTCGTGGGCTTTGGGGTTGATCTTCTTCAAGGCTTCAGCTTGTTCGATGAACTTCTTGCCGATGAATTCCTCCGGCACATCGAGATAGGTAGAGTGATGCACGAGCTTCCCTGGTTCATCGATGAGCGCCTCTTGGTTCGCCCATTGCATCTCGTCGGGATCAGGGTTGAAGATATCGAATTCGAGCGAGTAGTCGGAACGGAATACCGACTGGCGCACATTACGCGCATCTTCTGCGCTGTTCAGTTGGTTGTACTCCTCGAGGAGCAAAATCTCGATCTTCGCTTCTGGGTTCTCGAAGGTGATCGATTTCAACTTCTCAGGTTCATCTAAACCAGCGAAGATGATCTTCTGCCCGGTCTTGTTGTAGGTGATCTCCATGGGCGAGACCGTCTTGTCGAAATCGCAACCATCGCCGGGTTTCCCGACCGTCATGCCGCGCATACCGATCGCCCAGAGCGTGTTCGCGAAGCATGAGCGGCGTAGCGTGTTCGCGAAGCGCCTACCGCAGATCCATTGAGCATGAGGGCGTTTAAGAAATACGTCCAAGGCCTTCTGGTAGGCATAGGAGGACTTAGAAGACCCTCGACCGCCCTTGAGTACCACTCGGTCTGTTTTGCCGCCGTCGATGGCGCGAGAGACGCTGCAGAAGGTCGGTGAGATGTTGGCGGAGAGGTCGAATGGTGGGCATTCGGGGCGAGAAGCGTCCTGCTTCTCTGATTTCTCGATCTGACGGTCTACGCCAGTGAGTCGGTTGAGCGCGCTTGTTGAATCCAAAAGAGCCTTATGAGCCTGTGATTTTTCGATGAGCCCATAATGGTCGATCTCATCGAATGCCTTGTCATTCAAGACCAGCACACGGCTTATAGCTTTGTCGAGGGACCATTGGGCTTGCTTCGCTGCTTCTGCTCTGGCGGCCTCTATCCTTGCCCTAATCTTGCCGTTTTGCATCAGCTCATGTGCTTTGCGGTTGACGGTCTCAGGCTTCATACGGGAGCAGTCGTAGGCAGCACGATATGCGTCGCTATCGTTCATCCCTTTGATAGCGGCTGCGATGAATGCTTCCTGTTTTGCCGTGAATGCCATGCCTAGAATCTTCAGGCATATGTCACCAGCCAAAGAAAGACCCGCCACTAAGGACGGGTCTCGGTTTGCTCGAATCCTAAACAGATCTTTTCTCGCGGTCGAGGATCATCGTCAATATGAACGACCTTCGGCACGATGGTTTCGTAGAACAGACAAACGCACGTAGATCCATAATCGATATGATTCTCGTCGCAGATGTCGCATAGATAGTAGTTGCTCATAGCTCACCTCTCTACGAAAATGATGTCATTTTGATCTAGAAGTTCGTGGAATTTGTCCCCCGGAATAAGAACAATGATCTCTTCCGTCGGCTTATGAGAGCCGATGCCGTCAACATCATTTCCCCAGAAGATGGCGTAGTTGTCATCAATCCATTTTGATATATCTGAATCGCTCATAAGGGAAACCTTTTCCGCTCCTAAGGACTCAATAGCCATCTTTCGTAGTGTTTTCGCTTGGCCTGTATACATTGCTAAACTCATCACTCCACCACCTTCGCGCCTGCTTGCTCGAGCGATGTGAGGATGCTCTTAGCCTCTATATAGCTCGTGCCCGTTATCTTTTGGAACTTGGAGATACCTACCTCACGCTCTGCGCGGGTGTTCCAGGCTTCGATGGCTTCTTGTTCGCTAGCTTTTGGCGGAATTGATGCGAAGCATTCCAAGCAAACGACTGAATGCTTGAATACTGTTCGTACGTATTTAGCGGCCCTATACTCAGCTTCACCGTCACAAAATGGGCACGGTTTAAGTTCAGTCATGGTCTTCCTCCCTATCTACTAGAATCGCTGGAATAAGCATGCTTCGACTTAATCCCACCATCGCTGCGATAGCGCATGACTTTTCATCGTTGTTGCTAATCGCATTGTTGCGTTTATACGTTAAGCACCACGCACATTCGGGATCGCACTCTTCATCGATATCGCAGCATGGATTATTGAATTTCATAGGGCATTTCATTCGGCATCACCTCTTAGATCACGCCCACACTTGGGGCAGTAGTCGATGTTCAGGTATGTACCTTCGCCGTCAACGAAAATGCATAGCGCAGGTGCTCCATCTGGGCATATGAATGCGCTATCTGGTCTCCTGTCAGACAAAGGCTGGACTTGCAAGTCCTTTTCGTTTCCATCGCAGTATTCGCAAGCCATTACGCATCACGCTCCCGGAGAGCTTCGTTGTGCAATCGCTGAGCTTTCTTGACCTCTTTATCGTCAGGTTTAACATCACGACCATCAGCGCACTTCACGCATTGTATGCGCCACTTCTTACCATGTTTCGAGTAATTGACACGTTCGAAGAACCCATAGCCTATGGGAACATGGTGTCCGCACTTATAACAAGTTCCTGGATATCTATTGCGCATGTTTCCTCCTTGGTGATCTGCGCCCCGATTCGAGGCAGATATCGCATGTCCTTTGATTCGCATATCTCGGCTTGAACGAGCTGCCGCAG